AATGGCTGCTTTGGCAATAGCCTTCTCAAGGGCAATAAACACTCTACGAACATTTATGCGATCAAATGCACTTGGCTTCGTCAACATGGTCTTATCGCTGTAAAGAACAGTTCCAGAACCATCGTTGAACTGAACAAAGAAGTTGATTCCATTCTTGTAGAGTTCGTCGCGATCTGCCTTGCTGAAGTTTGTTTCCAACTTCACAGCATTTCGGATAAAGCCTCTTGAGAATCCTGCTGGAGACTCCCAAGGAATTTCTTGGGCGCAGAGAATTCCAGCAACATCTGACGAGAGAGACATCTTTCTCAACTGATTGTTGAAGGTGTCGAAGAAAACTTTTCGACCAGCAACAAGAATTGTGTATGAGTTCGACGGAACTTGTAACACATTCTTTCTGAAATTGATGGTGTTAGTTGCTGTCTGCGATGAATATTGATTTGGGTTTGATGGCTTTGGTGTTGGTATGACAAGCACAGTGTCTTTTCGTGGTGATATTACTGTGTCATACGCAATTCTTTCAACCATATCTTCTACTGCTTGAGAAGTATCACTACTAACTGATGATTCTGGAACAAACAGAATATCAACAGCCGAGTCATCATCCGCAAATATTGAGTATGCTTTCGTATATTCCAGAGTTGACGGACCTGTTAGCGAAGACTCTCCGTGCGCTAGTTGAGACTCATAGAATCCCTTTCTAGTATAAGTGGTTCCGTCAGCAGCAACGTATGAATAAATGATATCTCCAAACGCCGTGGTTGCATCAGATGATGCGTTTCCACCACCACTTAAACCAAATGGTTTGGTGCAGTAAACAAACTGAGAGTTGTTGTTGATGAAATCTTTATAGTAGATTGACTCGCCATCAAGATTCTTTGCATCAGTTGCCTTAGAAAGAAGTTGGAATTTCTCAAGCAATCCGTTCTTTGGTCCAAACTTTCCTCCCGTATCGATAACAGCGAAACTAATTTCGTCATTTGAACCACCAACATTAGAAGCGAATTCTGATGTATTTGGAATCTTGTCGAATATTGAGTTAGAAGATGCAAAATCGCTTGTAGGGGTTGTTACAGTTGTGGCAAAGGTGGATAGATTTCCAACTTGCTTCATACCAAAAGAAAAGTCTCTCCGAATTCCAGTCAATCCGCCAGTTGTATCAAAAGTCACCCCAACACTTTGCTGAGTTCCATTTACAGTTTTTGTGAACGTAACACCGCCAGTTAATCCAACTAGAAGGTTCCAACCCTTTATGCTTGTAGATGGTGGCGTTGAACCAAATATATCAGTCGATACTTTAGACCATGTATTTCGGTATAATGGAAATAGATTTGATGAACCAGAGGGGAAATTTCCACTATAGATCAAACTACCAAAATTAGATGGTATACCACTTGTTAAGTAGTTCTTTGTCCCAACCTCACCCGGTCTATTACCGAAAGTGAGTGTTGGATGCATATTTGTAGAATCTGCATTTAAAAACAGAATATCAACTGCTTTGGGGCTAGTTGAATTTATTTTTGCAAATACAGTTTTTGGACTGTTAGAAGAATTGCTGTATTTATTAAATGGATTGTATTTTGTCCCAACAGGAGAGATTGATTCCAACGCATAGTAGTTTTGGTTGTTGCCGCTAGGATCAGATCCGTTGTTTGTTAGGGTATAATTGCTGGATGTTGTTCCTGTTGCGTATAGGAAATTAATTGCCGATGTTGTATCCAATGAATTTATAAAAGTAGTTGGTTCAACTCCACTTGGCGGAACAATGGTAATCATTGTATATGTGTGAGTACCAGATGTAGTACCAAGAAGTTCATGTCCATTTGAATCTATAACAGCATCTGGATCCGGAGAACCGTTATAATATGTAAAAGTATATCCAATTGCTCCTGTGCTTATACCCGCCATCGTAGCGAGTGCATATCCACCAATCAGATTAAAATCGGTATATGCGGCTACCGTGGTGTTTACAGATTCGGTTTCATTAGTTGTACCATCCCACACAATTACCTTAAGCGAGTCACCAAAATTTCCTGGATATCTCGCACGGAAATTTGCTATGGATTCAATTCCATTTTGACCAGAGAACCCACCAAGTTTTGCAAATTCTTCTTCGTTGGTTATTCTAGGATATGTGCAGTTATTGATGCTAGTTATTCCAGCCTCTTGAGAGGTTGAATTTGTATCGCTTGATTGTTCGATTCGAATAACCTTGAGGTTGTTTGAATACTTCAAAAAGTTTGCTGCTGCGAAGAAATCAATTTCACTCAAACTATCTGATGGATCAAGTGTTGGTTTTCCAAATAAAGCAGCAAGATCGCTTTCTGATGTTACGCGGTTAGCAACTAGGCACGGACCCCAGTTAAATGTTCCAACCATACCACCACTGTTAAGCGATTCTGGTTGAACGAATTGTGAAAGATCGATTTCCGATACATTTACACCTGGGCTTAGTTGTGTTGGGATTGGACTAGCCATTTGCTCTCCTATTAGATGATCTCAGTGAAGGTGCTATCTGTTCTCGTTGCGATGAAGTTCAATTGAATGAAGTTAATCGACCTTGCTGGCTTGATGTAAATGTCTGCCACGAACTGATTGTTGTCAATCACTTGACCAGTATTATTTGTTTCATCACAAATAACTCTAAAGTCCGTAATTCCTCTCTGTGCTTGAACATTTCTGAGATATGGAATGACTAGATTGCGGAATTGAGAACGAGTAAACTCATCGTTAACTTCGAACAATGAGTATTTAGCGGCAGTTGCGATAGTCTTTTCAAGAGTGATGAAAAGGCGACGAACATTGATACGATCAAACGCACTCGGCTTCTTCAATAGAGTTTTATCTCCAAAGAGAATGGTTCCTTCTCCGCTGAATGTTGCAACTGGATTGACTCCCGCAACATAGAGAAGATCGCGCGATGATTGATCTGGATTAAAGGCTAGTTTAATTGAATTTCTTATAGTTCCGCGATTGAGTCCTGCTGGTGAGAACCAAGCCTGTGTTGCCGATTCACTTCTTGCACAAAGACCAGCAATATCGGAGTTCAACGGAATATAACGGAACATGTCATTGTACTTATCGTAGATGTACTTCCATCCACTATCCATGACGATATAGGATGAATTCATTCCATAAGTTGTATTTCTTGTTGTAATGACACTCGATGTGGCTTGAGCCTGTGTCTTGTTCAAAACATCGCTAAGTGTTGGTGACACAAACAGTACACAGTCCTTGCGCTCATTGACAAGATCTGCAAGAAGTTTGACTGTTGTTGCATCAGATCTACCCGATATGAGTAGTGATATATCTACGTTGTCGCGATCAAGGAACTTACTATATCCCTTGGTGAAGATATTTGCTGTTGTCGATGATGCACCAGTTCCTCCACTTAGGCTATAACGAGATACCTTTGCAGCAGCATATCCTCCGCTAATATCAGAGAAGGAAGTTGTGAGATCTTTAGCAATGGTTTCGCCCCAAAGTTGCTCCAGATCACCAGCCCAAATATAGTTTGACTGTGTGTTGATTACAGAAGTAACATAGTTTGGTTGACCATCGTTGTTGCGAGCATCATATGCTTTCGAAACATTTTGGAATGTTTCTAGAATTGTTCCCTTGGTCCCCGTAAACAAACCATCTTCATCGATGACCACAACATTGAGTTCGTCGTTTGCGCCACCCTTGGCGGCGGCTTGTGTGCTTGTCTCGGCAGTTAGTTGGAAAAGATCCGCATACTTACTACGGAACTTCATGCTTGCGCTTAGACCAATTGTACTCGCAATATATGTCTTTGTGGTGACAGTATTTCCTGCGGCAGAATCGACAAGGAAAGTTTGTGCAAATTGATTTGTTTGGAAAATCAATTTGTCGTTTTCTTCAAGGGTTCCGCCAAGAACTGTAGAGAATCTGATGGTATTTGTTCCGATTGATGCCGTTGCACCAACAGTAAGTGTGGCTTCACCGTCACCATCGATCACAACAACTTTCAGTGAATTTCCCAATACTCCTGGATACTTGGCATAGAAAGCAGCCGTAAGTCCATCAGTGCCACCAAGAACATCTTCATTGGCATATTGCAAACCAGTAATACCGGAAGAATTTGCATTGGTTTCATCGCTGCCTATAGCACGAACAACCCGAAGATCGCGACCGTATTGAAGAAAGTTTGCTGCACAGTGGAAATCGATTCCGTTATCATCACGGAGAGGCTTTCCGAAAACTCTTACCAAATCGTCTTCTGATGTGATCGTGACTATTTTTTCTGCTGGACCCCATTGAAATACTCCAGCGATTGCCGCTGTAGTACTTGCAACATTTGGTGTGACATTTGTGAGGTCAATTTCCGAATAATTCACACCTGGGCTAAGTTGTACGGGAATTCTGCTCATTTTGTTCTCCAGATGATTCTATCATGTATGTAGTAAATTTTAGTATTTCACTCAATACCATGAGTTCATGTTGGAGTCTCTTTCTCTGAACCAGAGAGAGCCATCTTCTCCCTTTTCAGGAACAGAATCGTCCACACCATCATCAATAAAACCAAAAGGAGTCATTTCCTCCTCAAGTTTGTCTATAGTTTCCTTGTAGACATCTTTCCTAATATCAAGGGACGACAAGTCCTTAAAATATGGTTGTGTTGATAGCCACCCAAACAAAACCAAGGTCATAACAAGGTCATCGTTGTATCCGACCTCTGCCTCAAACGAGTTTTTCTTGGAGATAAACGCAAACAGTTCCTTAATCACATCAAAATCCTGAATGATCATTCTATCTGATTCAATCAATGACTTTAGAATGGAACAGCCAGTTCTCTTGACAACCTCAGTTGTTCTGACTCCAAACTGACTCGTTCCAGATCCAAATCCCCCGTCGAGTACCTGTCCTTTTCTTCCGCGCATTGTAGACGAGAGGAGATTTTCATACTCCATTTCAGCATGAAGTATGTCTGCCACCTGACCACCCATGTCGTTGATTTCAACAAGAACATGGGCATTGTTGTACTGCTTTGCTGCCACATGGATGGCATTTGGGAAAACCATAGGGGACATATTGTTGTTCCTGAAGGTGGCTACGAGTTTGTATGGAGCCGCCGTAATGTCCATGATGGTAAATGCCGAATAGTCCTGTCCAGTTCCTCTAGAGACATCCACACACATCACATATATGTGCTTCTCCTCTGGTTTGGCATAGACCTTGAATCCCTCTCCGTTCTTGAACACAGGGTCGATGTATGCCAAGGTCTTGAGTTTGGATGGGGATATCAGAGTATGAATAGACCCCACGAAGTCGCAGTCGAACTCTGTCCTGAATTGCTCCTCAGAGGTGTTGGCAATTGTCTCCTGTTTCCACTTCTCATCTCGACCAGGAACATCCGACCAATGTACATCAATAGGAATGTATGAGTTTCTTCCGTTTGTGGCATCAGTCCACAATTTGTAGTACAGATTCATTCCGTGGGGAGTAGAAACTATGAATACCTTCGTCTCTTGACCCGATGAGATCGTTGGATATACGGATGAGAAGAACTCCTCTGCAACATTCTGCGGAACATATGCAAACTCGTCCAAGAAGATCATGTTGAAAGATCCACCACGGACTGCACTTGATGATGTTGCAGATGCTAAAACTTTGGACCCATTCTCAAGTTGAATTGATCCTTTGTTCCATTCCACGACACCCTGCTGAAGCCACTTTGGGAGATACTCGTATGCCAGTTTGAGTCTAGACAGAAGTTCTCTTGCTGTACTCAACTTGTTTGCAAGTATGGCAACATTCACGCTTTGATTGAATAGGACATAGTGCAGAATGTATGCCGTGACTGTAGTTGACTTTCCGCTTTGTCGTGGAAGTTTCGCAATAACGAACCTGTTGTTGTGAACAGTTCGAACCATCTCCTCTTGAAAGTCATATAGTTCAAACGGAACAAGACCCTTGTCGAGGCTGATGATCTTCACATAGTTCTGTACAAAATAGATCGGGTCGCGAGCGCACTTGGCATATTCCTCAAGTTGCTCTTTCGTCCAATCATGCTTTACATCCGAAGCCTTTAGATTTGGATTGCCAAGATAGTTCTTGCTATTCTTAGTATCAGCCATTTTCTATGATTTTCTTTGAAGAATCCAATATCGAATCTGTATCTTTGATAGCCTTTGCGAAACTTCTTTTCGGATTTATAAGTTCTTGTAGTTCTTTCGTAGAACCTAAGAATATGGCATTTGTGGTGTTGTTCACCGTCTTTTGCTCATACTTGTCTTCCTTGATGGTCTTCATTCTCTGGTGGAGTTCCACAAGATCCTTATTCGTATCAGCAACAGCCTTGATCATTTGTGCAACCACTTCATAGGCTCGCGGGGAATCACCCTCACTTGCTACCTTTAACACACCATCGATAGCCTGAAAGCCAAGATTGACAAGTTCCTTGAGGTTTTCTCTTGCTCGCTGAAAGTCCTTATCAGCATCATCCATTGCAACTGTAACTTCCTTTGGCTCAGTTGACCTTGTTACAATGGGCTTTGGTTCAGGATCCATGTTTAGGATCTCCGATAGGTTCTCATCCATTTTACTCATGATATATCACCTTCCTACGAACTGATCAGTCGATCTATACTCCACAAGAGTAGTTATATTATTATCCTCAAAGTATTCGGTTGCAGCAGCGAGTTGTTCTTTTGATAGTTCGAAGTAGGCATCTCGCAGGATTCTATATGCAGAACCAATGCTAATATTACTTGGATCAGCCCATTTATCTCGCAACGATGTGTTTTTATACATTATAGATTCTTGATTTAATGGAACTAGGTACCATCTAAATGTCCCATTAAATCCATATGGTATCTTGGTGTTGCCGCCAGATAGTCCAGTGTTTGATTCATAAACTCTGTAATCGCTAAATCGACCAGATCTAAACGTATTAAAATAGTTAGAGTGATCTGTTTCTGCGGCGGTAAGACCAAGATCTTCAGATAGAGTTTCTGAAAATGTTAACATTGATTGTAACTGTTGTAAATCAAAGAAATATGTTTCAAGACCTCGGATGAATGCTGTAGTTGAATCTGAACCAGATATACCACCATTTGTAACAACTTTTGTATATTCACCAGAACCCCTTGCGATGTTTCCAAGATAGAAACCATTCAACAGGAGTTGATCAATATCATTTTTAAGAACGAAGCCATTCGCTGGAACAGTTCCATTGAACATTGGTTTGATAAGGTATTCAACAAAATCTTCTGGCTTATAGGGAACTGAACCGCCCCTTGTCAAATCATAATCTTCATTTCTACCAGAAACTAATGGGACTATCCTATAGTTGAACTTACCTCGTCCATCAAGCAACAACTTCCACATTTTGAGTGATGTGTGAATAGTATCTTTCATCGATTCTTTGAGATTGAATAGTCTTTCAGCCGTGTTTCCGCCCATGTCTTGGTGAATCGTGCAATCTCTTCGGGATGTGTGGTTGCGTGTGCTAGTTCCTTGATAAGAACCCTTTATCTGCATGGGTATAAATGGGTTGAATTTCGGAACAAACTCCATTACAAAGAAGTTCATATCTTTGTATCCACCATATTCCAACTGCTCTTGATAGATGTCATAGTAATATGAATCAAGGAAGTTCATGGTGATTCCAAGTGGACCTAAAGGTCCAGCATTGTCAACAAACAACTTGAGGACATTTGCGGGAAGTAACCTTGAAGCCTGATATGTGTTAGATGCCGCTGTTGTAGCACCGCCGAGCATGAAATATTCATTGTAGAATGAAGAATCAGCAGCCACTGATTTGTGGTAACTGTTCCATCCAGATGATCCACCCGAACCACCAAATGCAGTTGCGCCCGTCGATCCAAGATAGTTGTAAGTACTTGGTGGTGGATAGAATGTAATACCCGCTATTCTGTTTAAGAAATAGGATGCTCCTGAACTTCCGAATGGACCTGTACCATCTCTTGCTATGCCTGGTGTTGGTATTGACGAATTCCAGCCAAACACAGACGTTGTATATGGATAAGAATATTGTCCTAGATTCGCCCCAACAGATGGTATTGATTTGTATCTTCTTGGATACGTCTTAAACTCTGTAAAGAATCTTTCGTTGAAACTCTTACTAAGATTAAATCCGTCGAGGTTAATATAGTTTCCTGTCTTACCAGAACTACGAATCAATTCCGCAGTCCATGCTGGATTTGCTGAGTTTCCAACATATTGGGAGATCATTGCTGTTTGACCATCCATGAAGTCGTTGTCTGAATACTTTATGAATGAGTAGTATGGTTCAAACGAAGTCACAAGACCAGAGAATGTCATTCCTCTATCTGACAGAATCGCAAAATTTCTTCTTGTTGAAAAATGAATATCTGGTGTGAAGTATATTGATCTTACTGATGCACTCAAACCAGTATTTGCAGATAGCCCGAAATACAACGGCGAGTCCGCTGTTGCAGTTGGAAGACCGTTACTGTGAGTAAGACCAAGAACAGATGGATGTTCAAGCAATTGAAATGGAGCAAGAACTCCACCAAAGTTTACTATTGTATAAGTTCCAGCAGATGAACCCTTGAGGGTAACACCAGTGAATGCAGTTATTCCTATAGGTTGATTTGAACCTGTGATACTGTAGAACTGTGGATATTGAAGAAGAATATTCGTATTGTCATAAAGAGATTTGAAAGCCCCGTATGATGTTGAATATCCTATGGAACAAAATTCGGCTTCTCTTAATTGATCCGCATCATAAAGAACTTCATGTCCTAAACTTTGAAGGTGTGTAAGACCAGCAAAGAATCTACTGTGTTCATATGTTAATCCATCTGCCACACCAGTAAGAGAATTGGTGAATGAGTTACGATTTTCTGTTGGGGCGAAATATGGAATAATGCTTCTACTGAAAAAAATCTCGGGTGTGATTTCTTTCTGTTCAACTGTAATTCGTATCTTCTTTATAGTATTTGCGGTGGTCAAATCAGCAGATTCAGTAGCAATCGTGATGATACGATACTGATTTAAGAATCCATCTAGATTTCTTTCTGCTGTTGATGACATTTACTCGTCCGTTAGTTCTCTAAAGGTTAGATCAATTTCGCGAATAAGACCAGAGGTTCGCACTGGTCCAAAAATATAAGACTTCGTCTGAAAGATTAGTGAGTGTGTAATCAATCTTCGTTCGTTCAAATCGCCTTCGTAATCCTCAACGCTATTAATCGAAGAAAGGATAATTGGCACATCCACTTTTCTATCTAGTTCTGTAAAGTTCATACTTATAGTGAAGTCGGGGGTGAAATAGGGCAATATCTGCTCTATGATTTGATATCCATCATCAATGTTTCTATTCATGATATTCAGAGTAAACTCTATGTTGTATGGTACTTCACTGTAAGCATATGATATTGTGCTGTCATTTTCATCCCGAACAGAATATACCTTGTTCAGGCTATTGAGTTTTCTGTTGTTGTCATAGACCATAGAAGAAATTTCAAACGACATTCTCGGAAGAATGTTTTCAAAACTTTTTCTAGCAGGATCTGCTTCGTCGAGTTCTCTGATCTTCCGCACAAACTTTTCTTTTGGACCATAGGAGATAGGAACCTTTATCTTCTTTTGTTCTGTGCCATCAGCCTCTTTGCGCGAGATGTATATCTCATTGAACAACGAACCGAATGCAACTACTAACTTCCGAATGCTTCCGTGGTAGAAATAGCGAAACATCAGTAATTGCCCTCACTGAAAGGATCTTTATCGGTGAAGTCAATTATGTTCAACTTGGCACGTTCCTTTTCTATATCACCACCATCATCAAGGTTAGCATCGATATACTTCTTCTCAGTTGTAGTGGCGGTATCGTAATCAGCGGAAGCATTAGATTGCTCTCCCTTGATCCTCACCAACGATGATGGTGTGCCAGTCTCCGTGTGAACTTGGATCTTATTGACGAGTGAGTCAAAGTTGAGGATAGTGGCAGACCAAGATGCAGAACCAAAACAAGAACCTTGATAGACTTTTTCTCCTTCATAGAAGGAACCACATACCCCACTAATAGTAAATTCTCTGACATCAGTAACCAATTCAGTTTCAATATCATCAACTTCTTTAATTTCTGTGTTGATTTGTTCGCCAGAGTATCTGAAGAGTTCGCATGAGAGTTCATATGCAAAGAATGAATTTCTACTTCCAACGTACTTTATTTCATACAGTCCGCCATACTCTGGAAAGTAAATGAGGTCGCCTTCCTGCGGAGCGGTGTCTGTTCCATATCTTGCAGCCTCTTCGGAGAATCTCTTCTTGGAAACCATAAGCGTGACAGAATCCTGAAGATTAATTCCAAACTTGTCCATTATTTTGTTTTGTGATTCAAAGAACTCGTAGTTAGAGACAAACATTTCTATCTGAAAACTCTTTTCGAATTTTGATATAGTATCTTCTCCAAAGAGGTTGTCTAG